CAGTTATGATTAAACTGTGGGCTAGCCATAAATTTAGCAAAATGATCACGGGCCATAGTAATTCTATTATAGCATGCAAAACCCCTACAGAGGCGGATCCGTAGGGGTTATGTGCATCTTCATGCAATCAGGGAAATTTTACAATCTCAACCTGACTATTAATTATAATATATGTGTTTGCATAAGTCAATGCTTTATTACAAATGCTTGCTGGGTACTAAACTCAATAATATTTTCTCTTCCAAAAAAATCAATCATTGCTTTTTTAGCTCCTATAGTTTTACCAGAACCAAAATCATCACATATTAAAACTCCGTCTGGCAAAAGCTTGTCCCAAAAATATTCGATTGATTTTTTTGTTGGCTCATACAAGTCCACATCTATATGAACTAGTGAATACTGTAATTCTGGTATAGTATCTAACACTTCTGGTACCCAGCCTTTTACTAGCTGTACATTATTAAATTTCTTTAGGTATCTTTGAGCATTTTCAATTTCACACGCCAATGATCCCTTTACAAAATAATCTGTGTCAATTCCTGGTATTGGCTCAGATACACCTTCAAACGAATCTATTCCAAAAAATATATTATCGCAGTGCTCTGCCATAAAATACATTGACATTCCAGCGTATATTCCAACTTCAACAAAGTTAGAGTTTAATTTCTTTTGTCTTTTTGCAAACTGCTGAAGAATGTAAAGTCTTTCATTTATTGGGTCATCAATCAAATTGCCAAACCCATCAATTGCCATAAACTCTTTAAAGTCTTTTACAAAGTCTGGGTCATTTGCCCAGACATTAGTCCTGGACAGCATCTGTATCGTCTAGGGGAGAAAATGATGGAACTGGACCAAGTAGGTATCCAGCTTCGTGGTAGGATATCATTTTTTGAGTATCTTCTGATCCTACTAGCTTATTTGATATTAATGTAAGTAAATCATAAATTCTATGTAGCATTATATAGCTAACCATAGGAAGGTTGTCTTCTAAGTTACTTGTTTCCGCCTTCTGGTCTTCCTGCATCTTCCCACCAAATTTCTCTACCCACAGCATCCGTTGCTGGAACTATGTATGATTCAAATTCAATCTTTTGTTTGTCCATCTACCAATTCTACTATACTTTCATACTTATTGATTCCTATAGTGTTTTTATAATCACACTCAAGACAATATAAATATATTAAATCTTCTCCATCGCCATTACATAAAAGAGAGCCTTGGTCCTGTGGGCATAAAAGCTTAGGAACAAGGCCCTCTTCCGAAAGTTTAATGTATGTAGACACATATTGTATCCTCATAGCACTTCCTTTCTAATTTGTTGGGAATTTCAAATAAAATTCCTTTGCTCTTGGGGTTAAACCCTTCCAAGCTGACCAATTGGTTCCGCCATCAGTCATGTAGTACGCTATCTCAGCATTTATAGTTGGGTCAAATAATAATACGTTTGACTTTAAATTAAATTTTTCTTTACGATCTGTGCCGAGTGAACCCAACATATTGATCTGAAAAATTCCGTAAGAACTGTCTCCAGTATTCCTGTTACCATTGTAAGCTAGTGGTCGTCCGTTGGACTCCCTTTTCGCAATGGCCCAAGCCGTTTTAAGGGCTTTTCCTTCAAAACCTACTGCCCAAAGAAGAGTTTTTAATTCTTCATCTGACAGAGCCTCAGAAGGCTTGTAAACAGTATTGCTGTACTTCTCTAAGGTTTCTTTCTTAAGTTGTACTTCTGTCTTTGGTTTTACTATTAGAGCTTGAGCTGGTGTTGCATGAACTGTGTTGGAAAACAAAAACATTACTGTAATTGCAATCGCAGCATATTGATGAACAATATCGCTTAAGCTTTTCTTTATATTCTCCATTGGCATTTCCTCCTTTAGAGATAGCGAACTATAATCATACCATTTGATTTAAGAACATGTCAAATCATTTTTTCTCTTGACATAGAATATCTAAATAGTATACTTCGAATAGGGGGGTCGGGGGGTCAGCAAATCAACATAAATCAACATATATTATATATATGTATATAGTAAGTATTATATATTATAGTTAACTAAAAAACAACAACAAAAATCTTTTTTCTTTTCTTTTATAAAAAAGTTTGATACACTTAGACTTCACTCAAAAAATTAATCAATCCGTAAGGCGGAAGAAAAGGCGACAAATGAAAAATACTATTGAAAATCCCTATGAAAACTTTATTGCACTATCAAGATATGCTAAATGGGTAGAAGCAGAAGGACGTAGAGAAACTTGGGGAGAAACAGTAGATAGATATTTTTCTTTTATGACAAATCACTTGCAGCAAAACCACAATTACATTCCAGATGAAAAGATTGTTGCGGAATTAAAAGAGTTTGTCTTTGAACGAAATGTAATGCCATCAATGAGATCAGTAATGACATCTGGCGCAGCACTTGAAAGAGATAATGTAGCAGGGTATAACTGTGCTTTCTTGCCAGTTGATTCCCCACGTTCTTTTGATGAAACAATGTATGTCTTGATGTGCGGAACAGGTGTTGGATTCTCAGTTGAATACAAGTATATTAATAAGCTACCTGCCGTCCCAGAAAAACTTGAAAAGTCAGATACAGTTATTGTTGTAGAAGATTCTAAGCAAGGATGGGCAAAAGCTTATCGTGAACTTCTTGCACTTCTTTGGACAGGACACATTCCTGCGGTAGATGTATCTAAGGTTCGTCCAGCAGGAGCAAGACTAAAGACAATGGGCGGAAGATCATCTGGTCCACAGCCACTTGTTAACCTTTTTGATTTTACTATTGCAAAGTTTAAGAATGCCGCTGGAAGAAACCTTAAGCCAATTGAATGTCATGACATCATGTGTAAGATTGGTGAAGTTGTTGTTGTTGGAGGAGTAAGAAGATCAGCAATGATTTCTTTGTCTAACATTAATGACATTGAGATGGCACAAGCTAAGGCTGGTAACTGGTGGGAAGCAAGTCCACAAAGAGCTTTGTCTAATAACTCAGTTGCATACTCTCGCAAACCAGATATGGAACAGTTTATCGCAGAGTGGAAGTCTCTTTATGATTCAAAGTCTGGAGAGCGTGGAATCTACAATGTTGCAGCAGCTCAAGCACAAGCAGCAAAGTTTGGTCGTAGAGATCCAGAGATTCATTACGGAACAAATCCGTGCTCTGAAATCATTTTGCGTCCATATCAGTTCTGTAACCTTTCAGAGGTAGTTCTTCGTGAAAACGATAGCAAGAAAGACATTCAAAGAAAAGTAGAGTTAGCAACTATCCTTGGAACTTGGCAGTCAACACTTACAGACTTCAAATATCTTCGCAAGATCTGGAAAGATAATACAGAAGAAGAAAGATTACTTGGAGTTTCACTTACTGGTCAATTTGGTCATAAGTTTATGTCTGGCAAAGAAGATTTAATTTCATTAGAAGCATTTCTTATGACTTTGCGTGACAAGGCAAGAGAAGTAAACAAAGAAGAGGCTGGGAAAATTGGGATTCCAGAGTCTGCAGCTATTACATGTGTAAAGCCTTCTGGAACAGTGTCTCAATTGGTCGGGGTATCTTCAGGAATGCATCCATGGCATTCTCCATATTATGTTCGTACTGTTCGTGGTTCAAAAAATGATCCAATTTCAGTATTCTTGAAAGAAGTAGGCATTCCAGTCGAAGACGACGTAATGAAGCCAAATGAAACATATGTATTTTCATTTCCAGTTAAGGCTCCAGAAGGAGCAATTGTTAGAAATGATTTAACAGCAATTGATCATTTAAATATCTGGCTTGTTTATCAGCGAGCATGGTGTGAGCATAAGCCTTCAATTACGGTTTCTGTAAAAGAAGACGAGTGGATGGAGGTAGGAGCTTGGGTATATAAGAATTTTGACGAGGTCTCTGGAATTTCATTCCTTCCTCACTCAGAGCATACCTATAAGCAGGCTCCATATCAGGAAATTAGCGAAGAGGAATACGAAGACCTAGTTGCTAAGATGCCAAAAAATATTAGATGGGAAGATCTTTCTTTTTATGAGACAGAAGACGGAACTTCAACAAATGCAACGCTTGCTTGCAGCTCAGACGGGAATTGCGAGCTTGTAGATATATCTGCCTAATGGTAGAATTAAGTATTGGGTAAAACCAAAATTCATGGGCAACCCGCCCACGAGGAGATGATAAAATGGCTATCAAAAAATTTGATAAAGCTGATTTAAATAAAGATGGGAAAGTAACAATGCAAGAACAAATTCTATCAGCATTAGGAACTTACGGGCGAGCATTTTTAGCAGCCGCTACAGCACTTTATATGACTGGAAATACGGATCCAAAGGATTTGGTGGCAGCAGGATTTGCAGCTATCGCTCCAGTAATCCTTAAAGCTCTTTCACCAAGCGACCAAAGCTTTGGATTTAAGAACAAGTAATTATTAGTCAATTAGGAATACCCTTATGCTAAAATAGTGTAAGGGTATTTCTTTTTAGGGGTAAAAAATGGCAGCTCAAAAAAATTTTCAAGTAGACGAGAACGCAACGTTTACCTTTGAAGTACAATACCTTGACGAAGATAATGAACCAATTCAATTAAACCACCATACAGCAAAAATGCAAGTTAGAGATACACAAGGTGGAAAGAAATTAGCATTTACATTAGACCATACAGACGGAATCACTATAACACCCTCACTCGGCAAACTTTCAATTTCTGTTTCAGCCGAAAGAACTAAAAAGCTATTTTACCCAAAATCTGCATATGATTTAGTCGTAATAGATCCAAGTGTAAATGTTACAAGATTGCTAGAAGGATATTTGACACTAAATAGGGCGGTGACATTGTAATGGCAACCCGCCTGATTGTAACTGAAAATAATCCTTTAGTAGTAGTAAGAGCTTCTGGTGCACCTGGAAGAACAATTATCAGCGGAGAAGGAAATCCAGCCAACTCACTTGGGGTTCCTGGAGATTTTTATTTTGATACACTGACCACAAGATTTTGGGGCCCTAAATCCCTAATATCAGACTCTTGGAATATTGAAGAAAGCTTTATCCTAGACAAGCAAATATCATACATGTATTCATGGGAAATGAGCCAAATTACTGGCCCAATTAATGGGGTATATTCAGTAGTGATAAATCATAATTTGCAGTTCCACCCAAATGTATCAGTAAAGTCCAGCTCTGGAGACTTGTTAGAAACTGGAATAGACTATAATAGTATTAACCAAATAACATTGACAATGGCCCAGCCATTTTCGGGGACAGCATACCTGTCCTAAAAAGGAGATAAAAGATGGCAAGAAAATTTTTAGTTAGCATTGATTTAAATAAAAATGAATTACTAAATGCTAGAATTCAAAACTTAGGGGCAGCGCCTTCAAGTCCAGTATCTGGACAGATTTACTACAATTCACAAGATAACATCATGTACTTCTGGAATGGTACAGAGTGGATTTCTACATCTGGTTCCCTAGAAGTCATTCAAGATGCTATTGGTTCATACATTGAAGGCGGAGTTGGTTTAACAAAGTCTTACAACGATTCAACTGGCACAACAACAATAGATTTAGACGACACATCAGTATCTGCTGGTGATTATGGTTCAGATACCAAGGTTCCTACATTTACTGTAGATTCACAAGGTAGATTGACAAATGCTGGAGAAGTAGATTTAATTATTCCTCTAGATGCACAAACAACTGGTGACTATGTAGCAACAATTGTTGGAACAGCAAATGAAGTTACAGTATCTCCTAACAGTGGTCACAATGCGGCTGTAACAATCGGATTGCCAGACAATGTTGAAATTTCTGGTAACTTGCAGGTTGGCGGAAACTTAAATGTAATTGGAACTGTTAATTCTGTAAATACAACACAGATTAACATTGAAGATAATAAGGTAAAACTTAACAGCGGATTTTCTGGAACACCTACTACCGATGCAGGAATTGTTGTAGAGCGTGGAACAGAACTAGATGCAGAAATTCTATGGAATGAGACATCTGACAAGTGGACATTAACAAATAATGGCACAAACTATCATGCAATTGCTAGAAAGTATGCAGAGACACTTGGTTCTTCTGCTACATCATATACAGTAACTCACAATCTTGGAACAACAGACGTAACAGTTCAGATATTTGAGGCTGCAACACCGTTTGCACAAGTAGAAGCAGATGTTCAAAGATCAAATGCTAATGCTGTTGTAATTAATTTTGCTTCTGCACCTTCTGCTGGAGAATATAGAGTAGTTGTAGTAGGTTAATAATGTCTAGACAAATGCTAGTACCACTTAGGCTTTTAGCTTTGTCAACAGATCCAATATTTGGTCAAGTAGGCGAAGTTTATATTAACACAACAACTAAAAATTTGCGTGTTCATAACGGAACTTCTTGGATAGAGCTTACACCTCCAAGCACGGACCCAACACCATTTTATATGCACACACACACATTTGATGGTGATGTTCATACTATTAACGTACAAGATAAAATAGAATTTACTTCGTTATCTAATCCAGATGTGCCACAACTTGTTTTACCACAAGTAGTTGGGTATGATGGTGGAAGCCCGTCAGATACAGTAGTTGAAAATATTTTAGCCGACGCTGGATTATTTGATGGAACACAAGTAATAACAGATACAGCAACTGGTGGTGGAGGATCGGAAGATTTTGATGCACCGTCACTTGATGGAGGAGGCTCATAATGGCACTAAAGATTCAATTAAGAAGAGATATAGCAGCAAACTGGACAGCTAATAACCCATTACTTTTAAATGGTGAAGTTGGTATTGAAACAGATACACTAAAGTTTAAAGTTGGTAATGGAACACAAAGGTGGAACTCTTTATCTTCATATGCCCTAAAGCCAGGGGAGCCAAATGGAGTTGCTACATTAAATTCAGAAGGCAAAATCCCGCTAAGCCAGCTTCCAGACCAAATCTCTTTAGATTCAGAAGCTTTATTAGCTATACAAAATGCACTTGGCGAAATAACTACATCAGACATAGAAGAAGGATCTAATCTTTATTTTACTAACACTAGAGCTATAAATGCAGTTCAAGGTTTATTTGACTTAGCTGGTTCAGCAGCAGACGCACTTGATGATGCAAAAGCTGATGCAACTACAAAAGCAAATCAAGCAGCATCCACAGCTGCATCAGATGCAACATCTAAAGTAAATGCGGCTTTATTAACTGCACAGGCTAATTCAGAATCATTTACCAATACAGCTATTAATTCTCTTACAACATCTGATATTGAAGAAGGGTCAAGACTTTATTTTACAAATGCTAGAGTAGACAATATAGTAGGACCTTTGATATCAGAAACTAGAGGATATGTAGATCAAGAGGTTTCTGGTGCAATAACTTATGTAGATAATGCACTTGCAGAATTTGACCCAGCAGCTGCTATAACATCTACATCTAATCTTCCAGAAGGAAACAATTTATATTTTACAAATGCTAGAGCAATATCTGCAACAAATAATGCCAGAACAGCCGTTCTTGTATCTGCTTTAACTGCAGTTGATGATTTAAGGACAGAAATAAATACAGGATTAGCAAATTATATTCCTATTTCAGATAGAAATATTGCTGGAGGGGTTGCTGGCCTAAATGTAAATGGCCAGATAGAAGACTCTTATTTATCATCTTCAATTGCAAGAACATCAGATGTAGTTTCAGCAATTGAGGGAGTCATAAATTCAGCCCCAACTGCTTTTGATACACTTAAAGAGATTGCAGATTATATTTCTACAGATCAAACAGCTGCATCTTCATTAACAACATTAATTGGAACAAAGCTTTCATCTGAATTAGCTGCAACAACATATGCGCCAATCTCTTCTCCAACATTTACTGGTACTGTTACAATTCCAGCGGGAGCAACAATATCTGGTTACGCAACCTCTATTCAGCTTTCAGATGCAATTACAGCAGCAGAGACATACACAGATTTAGCAATAGATGGAATAAATAACTCTCTTGGTGACTATATTCCAGAGTCAGAAAGAAATCAAAATAATGGTTTTGCTGGCCTAGACTCAAGCGGTAAGATTTTATCTTCTGCCTTGCCAACTATTGTAAACTCCATGCTTGAAAATAATTCAATTACAATTAATGGATCTTCAGTATCACTTGGCGGTTCAGTAATTACTGGATATACAAATGGAGTATCTGGATCCAATGTAAATAAGATTACATATGGAACAAATGTTACACCACCTTCAAGCGGAAATTCTGCTGGAGATATTTACATTCAATACTAAGGAGACCAAATGCCGCTAAATATTTTTGACGGTTCCAGCTGGAATCCTTTAAAAAAAATACAGATTCATGATGGCTCATCCTGGAATGAATCTAAAGCGGCCTATGTATGGACGGGATCTGAATGGAAATCTTTATTAAACTTAGTTCCTAAAAATACAGACCTTCCAACACTATCTCTTCAAGGCAACACATTCTTTTATGGAGCACAAGAAACTGTTTCTGTATCAAATGGTACATGGGAAAACTCTCCAACACTATTTGAATACCAGTGGCAAAAATCTCCTTATTCTTCATCTGGATATAACTGGTCAAACATCCCTAACAAAACATCTTCTACATTACTTTTAGATGAAGATGAATGGGACTCTTTACAGACATTAAAATATGTTGGCTATGTAGTTAGATGCAAAGTAACAGCAACTAACTCTGCTGGTAAAAATAGCCCAGACGTATACACATTGCCTAGCCCAATAATTGGTCCAGCTTCACAAACTGATATAAACGTTAATGTTGTTTCAAATGGAATCGTTGAGCTTACTTGGCAAAAGGTAAGGGGTGCAACAGATTATTACATTCAGTATCAAGGGCCAGGAGTTGCATTTACTGAAGTAATGAGTATAGTAAATAATACAGATGCCACAAAGGGTGTATACACATCCACTGGAAATACAATTAAGTTTACAATTGATACTGGTTCTGCTTCTGGTACTTTAGGAATTCTTGTAAACCCAACTAATACATCAAATGTATCTGGACAAACAATAACTGGATATGGTAAAAATTCATCAGTCTCTGATCTAAAGCCAAATAAACCTTCTGTTTCAACTACAATGACTTCAAAATCAACTGGCGGAACATTTAGCTGGTCTACAAATCTTATTCAGCCTACAGAATGGATAATTTACAATAATGGAGAGCTATATACTAGCTCATACTTTACTGGGAACCCATCACAAGCATCTTACGAAATTGATAGAGTTGGTGAAGGCGGATCTACATATGGATCATTTACCATTACTATTAATGGAACTGCCCCAAGATTTACAGAGACATCATGGTCTTCATCTCCAGCTCTTTCTATAACATACCCTCAAGTTCCTCAGCCAGTTAATCAAGTTCCACCAACAATATCAGGAAATGGCAGAACGTTTTCAACTACAAATGGAACATGGAGCAATGAATCTTCAATATATATGTATATTCAAGAGTGGTATGCTAATGGAAACTCAATATGGTGGGCCACTGGCTCTACATTAGATCTTGGTGACAATACAGATTATGATGGAATGCAAATTACATCTTCCGTTCAAGTTTTAACAACCGACTTGCAGGTAAAGCCAAAAGTTTACAGTAGTAATTCTATAACAGCTACCGCAGCAACATTTACAATACCTAATTTAGTAGGAACTCAGAACCCTTCTAGCACATCACAATATAATATTACTCAAGGAACAAGAGTTACAACCTCTTCAGTTTCTGAAGATGGAAAAGTTGTATCTCAGTCTCCAGCAGCTGGAACAGCAGTTCCTGCTTCTCCAATACCTACTATTACAGTTAATAGATACCAGTATGTGGCCATGGAATGGTTCTGTACTGAAAGTTATCAAGGAGGAGGAGTAGGAAACTGCGGATATACTAAGCCAGGCTATAACAACTCTGCTTCAGGTAGTGGTTATTCACGTAACTGTGTTCTTGGATATGACTACCCTGCATGTCAATCAACTGGCCCAGCAACTCCACCTGCAGCAACTCCACCTGCAACTCCACCTGCAACTCCACCTGCAACTCCACCTGCAACTCCACCTGCTTCAAGCACCTGGTATTGCACAGAAAGCTATCCTGGTGCTGGTGCAGGAAATTGTGGATATTCAACAAGTTCATTTAACAACTCAGCTTCAGGAAGTGGTTATTCACGTAGTTGCTCAACTAGTGGATATCCTAGCTGTATGTCTACTGGGCCTGCAGCAACCCCACCTGCAGCAACTCCACCTGCAACTCCACCTGCAGCAACTCCACCTGCAGCAACCCCACCTGCAACTCCTCCAGTAAAGTACAAGTGCTTATCACCAGAAGCTGATGTATTTACAAGTCTAGGTTTGGTAAAGGCAAAAGATATTTTAGTAGGAGATATTATATCTACAGTAAGTAAAGATTATATTGATATAGACTCAATACTTTTAAATAAGACTTCTAAGGCATTGCCAGAACAAGTTAATTTTGTAGACGCAGAAGTTGTTTCTGTAGAGGTAAAGCAATCTAGATTAATAGGATTTAATGATCTAGGAATGAACTACTCTATAACTCAGCCTGTATTTATTAAAACTTCAGAAGGCATAGAGTATAGAAATGCTGGAGACATAAATATCGGTAACGTATTTGTTTCTATTAATGAAACTGGAACAGTATCAGAAATTACTGTAGAGTCTATTCAAATTGATGATCAAATGTCTTCTGTTTACGATATAAGAACATCCCCAGAGCGCTGGTTTATAGCTAACTCTTTGATAGCCATAGCCTAATATTTATGCTATAATTATAAAAAAAGGAGATGTAGAATGTCTAGAAAATCAGATATAGGCGGAGAAGTATTTATTGTTTTAGTAGACAATGAATATGCTGGTTGGTTTAATATACCAGAAGGTAATGCAAGTACAGAAATATTAAGATCGGCATTGTCTAGCAATCCAACAATAGTAAACTTTACAGATTTATCTATAGACATTCCAGATCTTCCAAACCAAGCAGACGGCTGGATTTGGGACGGAACAAGATTTAATAAGCAGTAAAATGTCATCAAGGTGGAAAACAATAAAAGATAATCTGGCTGACCCAAATACAGTTAAGCCATGGGACGTTTTTGATCCTAAATCAGAATGGGTTAATGATGAAGTTAAAAACTCAAGGTATTCCATTTGTCAGAAATGTCCAGAGTTTATTTCTTTAACAACTCAATGTAAACAATGTGGGTGCGTAATGAAACTAAAAACTGGTTTAGAAAAAGCTACATGCCCAATAGGTAAATGGTAATGTCAAAAGAAGAGCTTTTCCCAGGAGTTTCTATATATAGAAATGCAGTTAATAATATAGATACGCTTTTTGACTTAATGAAAAAGCTTGAATATATAGATATTGGCGGTCCTAGAGACGTTGGTCTTTCTTTTATTAAAGAGGGGTCAGAAGATGAAAACATTATTCAGATTGAAAAAATATTAGAGTCTTCTATTAGCAAACACCTAGATGAATATTGTGATAAGTATGGTATCCGTGGAATTATGCCAGAGCAGTGGCAGCTTGTTCGGTATGGACAAGGACAAAAATTTGCAACACATTTAGATGAAGATTGCGAAAACCCAAGAACAGTTTCTATTATTATGTATTTAAACGATGACTACTCTGGAGGAGATTTAGAATATATTTGGTTTGACAAAATATATCAGCCAAAAGCTGGTGATCTTTTAATTTTTCCATCCAACTATATTTATTCTCATAGAGTTAATGAAGTTACTTCAGGTACCAGGTATGCAGTTGTAAGGTTCTATAAGTGGGAAACATTAAAAAATGTTTCAAATTTAAGGGTCTACTAAATGAAAATAAACTATATGAAAGCGGTATAATGAATATTATAGATATAACACCTCCCAATATTAGAATTGTAAAAAATTTCTTGTCAAAAGAAGAGTGTGAAAATATACTAAAGGTAAAAGAAATGTCAGAAGAGCTATGGGCATTGGACTATAACATTAACTACCCAAAAGGTGATGATGTTGCAGAAAATCTTCAGTACTCAGTTTCACAATGGGATGGAATGTGTATAAATATAACTCACCCAGGTTTTGCAGAGAGGTATGGACTTGACCCAAAATACTATGAAGAGCTTGCAGCCAAAATTAGAGTTCATATTGAAGAAAGATTTAATGTTAATACTTTAAAAACAGAGCAGTATTTAATTAATAGGTGGAGAGTTGGCAGAGAGCAAACCCCACATATAGATTATTTTTATGAAGAAGAGCCAGGACATGATTATGAAAAGCTGGCAAAAAATAACATACCTAAATCATTTCTAGATACTTTTGGGAAAATGTTTCAAACAAAACATTATTCTTCATTAATATATTTAAACGAGGATTATAGTGGTGGAGAACTTTATTTCCCAGAGCACGACCTTGAGATTAAGCCAGAAGTCGGAACTTTAATCTGCTTTAAAGGAGATGAAAACACTCTCCATGGAGTTAAAAAAGTAGAAGAAGGAACCAGATACACCATATCATTATTCTGGGAAGACTTTGACTACATAAATAAAATTGCAGTAGGATAGTATGTCATTTATATTGCCTTCTTGCTGGAGCGGTAGATTTGGTAATAGAATGTACCAGTACTTATATGCTTATCAGTATTCTAAAGTTAATAATATAGATATGGTTTTACTTTCAGAATGGGAAGGCTCTAAATTATTTAAAAATAAGCCATACAGGTTGCTTGATAAAAATATATCAAATCAAATATCTTCCAATAGAGATAGAAGGGGAGATATGGACCCAGCAATAGACATACTAATAAAGCACTACCCCAACATCAATCAAGTAGTCCCAAATAGCAATGCTCCATATTTCTATTCAGGTAACCCCACCGCTTTTTGCTCTGGCTGCTTTTATAATGAAGAAATATTTTCTTCAATGAAGAAAAAAGATGTTATGTGGCTATTTGAATTTTCTGATGAAGTTAAGGAAACAGAGTCATATAGATATTGGGAATCAAAATCAGGAACCTACGATGTAGCTCATTTAAGAAGAGATGATGTTTCTGATCCAGACTTTAATAACAAATATATTCAATGGTATTCAACAATATCACTAGACTCTTATAATCGTGCATTTGATAAATTTGAATATAATAAAAATACAATAGAGATTATATCTGATGATCACAGCCAAAAGTGGCATAAAAACAGGAAGCCTACTGAATTTTTAGGATGGTCATACCCAGAAGGTAGTAGATATAAAGAAGGAATTGTTTTTGACTGGCTAGATGATTTTTTAAAGATGTATTTTGCAAGGACTATATTTAGAGCCAATAGCAGTTTTTCTTGGTGGGCAGCTTTCTTGTCACCATCAGCAAAAGTTTATAGTCCAGTAATAAATGACATTAAGATATATGGAAAAGACGGGATTTTTGAAGAGCTTGATGTTGATTTTGTTGAAGGCAATAGTCCACATTGGTTTTATGAGCCAGGAGTATTTTTTTCAAAAACAGGTAAAAGGGAAATAATCATTAATGAATAAAGTTTTAGTTTTAGGTGCTGGAGGCTTTATTGGCCATCATATGGTTTCTAGGTTGAAGTCTGATGGCAGGTATGTAGTTGGTGTAGATATCAAAGTGCCTGAATTTGAACAAACAAAAGCAGACGAATTTATTATTGCAGATTTATCACTATATTCATCATATGATTTTTTAAATAACCAATTTTCTGAGATCTATCAATTTGCAGCAGATATGGGAGGGGCGGGTTATATTTTTACTGGAGATAATGATTTTAATATAATGAGCGGGTCTTCTTTGATTAACATTAATTTGTTGAGAAAGTTAGTATCAGATGGCCTGTTCCCAAAAGTTTTTTATAGTAGTAGTGCTTGCGTATATCCAGAAGAGCTACAAGTTTCTACAAAAAATGATGGCCTTTCTGAATCAGATGCATATCCAGCTAATCCAGATAGCGAATACGGATGGGAAAAGTTATTTAGTGAAAGGCTTTATCTTTCTGCCAAAAAAAATTATAACATTGATGTTAAGATTGCTAGGTACCATAATGTTTATGGACCACTATCTACATGGAATGGTGGAAAAGAAAAATCACCAGCAGCTATTTGCAGAAAAGTTATAGAGTCGGCAGGAGAAGTTGAAATATGGGGGCAGGGAAACCAAACTAGATCATTTTTATACATAGATGACTGTATAGATGGAACCCTTTCTTTAATGAATTCAGATAAAACTGGTCCATATAACATTGGGTCTTCAGAAGCCATATCAATTAATGATCTAACTAAAATGATAATTGGAATTGAAAGAAAAACCCTATCTATTAAGAATATAGCAGGACCAAGAGGAGTTAATGGCAGAAATTCTAACAACACATTAACTGAAAATGAAATAAAATGGTCGCCTAAAGTTAGTCTTTTAGAAGGCATATCAAAGACATATTTTTGGATAAAAAATGTGAGGCATAAAGAATTATAGGATATAATTGACTAAGTAACAAGACTTACACAAGGGGGTAGCCAATGGCCACCAGTTATCCAAACAATATAGATGAATTCATTAACCCAAACGGATCAGATCAGCTTTCAGCGCCGTCGCATTCTGAGCAACACTCAAATGCAAATGACGCAATTGAAGCACTTCAGATCAAGGTCGGAGTAGATGGATCACAAGATACAAACTCATTAACTTATAAAGTCTCAGAAATCGAGACATTGCTTAATGATGTAAATAATAGCAGCGATGCAACAACAGAATTACTTGGACTAGAAGGCAATAACGACCTTACAGTTTATGGAATTGAAAACCCTACAAATGTTGACTCATTTGCAAAGGCAACATGGAGAACCGTAAGATATAATCTTCAGGTTAAAAAGAGTTCTGAGCTTTATGTTTCAGAGGTCCTTGTAACACACGATGGAACTGACATTATGATATCAGAGACAAACATCATGTCAAACACAGACAACAATCTATTTGATTATACCTTTGAAGAAAATGCAGGTATAATTAGTTTAAGAATCACCCCTATTTCTGGCGAAATATCAGTAAGATTTATTCGCACAGCAATAAAGGCGTAATAAAATAAAGCAGTACAGGGAGTCATAAATATGGCAACATTAGACAAAAACTTTAGAATTAAAAATGGGCTGGTTATCGAAGGATCAACCGCAACCCTTAATGGCAATAACATACTTTCAGAAAATACCCAAGCTGGTGATTCTTATATCCTCAATCTTGTTGGTGGAGCTACACTTGTAAAGTCAGTAGGCACTAATCTCTCAGTAGATAACGCTGGAGAGCTCTCGCTTGATCTTGTAGGAATTGCATCAGATGTAGCAGGGACTAGACTCTACACAGATGGATCAACTATCAATGTTGATGTAGAAGGTATCTACGATGACATGATTGCTAGCGGTATTGCAACAACAACAAATGTTAGCGATGCACAAACAGCAGCACAGACATTTGCTACAGATGCAGACTCAGTACTGTTCACAAATCTTTCAGGTTCAATTCAGCAAGCATATTCAGATGCAGTAGATACAGCTAATTCACATTCAGATGGATTAAATACAGCTGAGATTACAAATCGTAATAACGCTATTGCTTCAGCAATTTCAACAGAAGTTTCTGACCGTGATAATGCTATTACTTCAGCAATTAACACAGAGGTCAGCAACCGCAATGATGCAATTGCAACTGCAAAGCAGGAAGCTATTGATTATGCAGATGACAAAATTAATGATGCCTCAAACTCTCAAACAGAAGTTTGGTCATCATATAAGACAAGCACAGAAATTGGTCTTGCTAAGGCAGCAGCAGAGCAGCATGCAGATGATGCAATTGCATCACTTGTTGGCCTAGCACCAAGCACATTAGACACAATTGAAGAGTTGGCTACAGCGCTTGAAAACAACCCTGATATTATTGCTAACCTTGAGTCAGTAGCAGCAGGAAAGCAGAATACATTAACTCCAGGCGCAAATATTGATATCTCAAATGATACAATATCTGTAACTGGTCTTGATTCAGAAGATATTTCAAACTTTGCTGCAGCAGCACTTGCCGCAACAGCATCAGCATACGATGCAGCAGGTGCAGCAGCACAGGCTCAGACAGATGCTGAAGCAACTGCACAGAATGCACTTAATGATGTACTTTCAGGAAATACAAACTTCACAGAGGTTTCAATTGACTGGATGGTTTCACATGTTGCAGCATACGCTTACGCAACTAATACAGAAGAAGTAGCTTATGCATGGAGCAAGAACAAGGGAGCTTCTGCTAAATTCTTAGTTAGACTAAAGAATGGCATACACTCACAGGTTTCTGAGGTTTTAGTAACTAGAGATGATTCAGACAACCTTGCAATTACAGAATATGGAATTGTAACTACAAACGGTGTCCTTGGAGACATTACAGTTGGAATGTACGGTAACGACATCCAGCTCAAGGTAACACCAGAGCATGCCACTGGAACAGAGATCTTTGTTTCTGGTACACTCATGGCTTACACAGACTAATAATTAAATAAAAGGTTTTGGGGGATTCCTTAAAAATCCCCCACAATAACAATTAGGGGATAGTGAACTTAAATGGCAACAACAGATAAAAACTTTAGAGTAAAGAACGGGCTGAATGTAGCTGGAACAGCAACATTTAGCACAGACATAGTTTTAGGGACAGCCCCAATATCGTTTGATACACAAACAAATAGGCTCAAGGTTCAGATAGACGGAACTTGGCAGCCTATTGCTTTATACTCAGAAATTCCAAATGAAGCTAGCATGCTTACATTTATGGATGTCGGATTGGCTATTGATTACAATGGTCAACCAACCTATATAATTCAGGCAAACGGAGTAACTCCATCAGGAACTAACAAGTTCATATCTGGTGGGGATCCAACTACTTCAGAGTTTGGAATTGTTTTCGATTCAGGAGCATTGGTAGCATAATGCTAAAGCATAATCGTTTAAATGCTATAATTTCAATATATCAAATTAAAGGGGTGGCATAATGTCAACA